TAAGGTCTCTACAGTTGACGAAATTATAAAGACAATGCCTAAGGTTCGTCCAACTTCTGATGAGGTTACTTCTGCTACAGCCGCAGCTAAGGTTGATTTAGGGGACGGCGACCTAGAAATTGAATCCGTACTAGGCGACTCCATCTCAGATAACTGGGTAAATGACAGCGAGAACACCACATCGCTTGGCAAAGTACCTATTGAGCAGTGGCAGGTAGGAGACTTCCTTCGCGCTCCATCAGGTGGCTGGTTTGAAGTCCTCGAGGTTGTTGAGGACCCAGCTGACTCAAACAACGTGTTTGTAAGACGTCGTTTGCTTGTAAATGGCGAAGAGTACGGCATGAATAACTCTTGGGTAAAGTTCCAGGCTTACGAGATTCGACGCCGCAACGGTGAAGTTGAAGCTCCTGTTATTGAAGAAGCAGCTCCTAATGTCGACACGGAAACTACCATTGAGAAGTGGCAGACCTACGACATTAAGCAAGATGCTGACGGTGTCTACTATGCTGACGGAATCTCTGGCTCTGATGTTCAGAAGCTACGAAATGGTCTGATAACTCCCCCTCAGTTGCCGTTCTTTGCTCCAATGGGTGGCGGCAATAGCCCTGACCAAGGTGATGGCTATTTCTTCTCTGCCAACGGAAAACGTTTTTGGGGCAAGTTTGGTGCAGCGGGCGCTCTAGTCCGCCGTAAAAACAACGAAGGCGTCTTTGAGTACTTCCTAGCAAAGCGTTCCTCAAGTCTCTCGCAAGGTGGCGGAAAGTGGGGNTACCCAGGTGGTGCTCATAAAGACAAGGGCGACTCCGAAGAAAATAACGGTATCATCACTGCAATCAATGAATTCGAAGAAGAAGTTGATGGCGACTTAAGCCCAAACTCTGTTGTTCCAGTAGGTCAGTTTGATAATCAAGTTGCTCCTGACTGGACGTACAATACACACCTATTTGAAGTAGGACCAGGCCAGCTAAACGACCTATCGCTAAAAGACGGAGAAAACTCTGAGATTGGTTGGTTCACTGCTGACCAAATCAGCAAGATGGCTTCTCAAGGCACTCTTCAAGACAACTTTGCGGACACCGCAGATGTCATCTTGGGCCTTGCGCTCGACGAGCCTACGGCAACTGAGCCCGATGAAATTTCTATCCCTGAGGTACAGAGCGGCTCATTGGGCCAAGTATTTGATACGTCCAAGTGGAAAAAGGTAGCAGGACAAGCTGGGTCAAACCAAGGCGCGTTCTATGTTGACCCAGACAGTGGGCAACAGTATTACGTTAAGACTCCTAAAAGTGATGCACATGCAGCAAACGAAGTTCTTGCTTCTGCGCTCTATGAAGAGGCTGGTCTGAATATTGGTCGTGCCTACATTGGGAAAAACAAGGCTGGGAAAATGGTTATAGTTTCTCCTGTCATAGATAACGTAGACGGAGAGCTGAACAAGTTCCCAAATAACTCCGAAATTCTAGACCAGATTAAGAAGGGCTTTGCAGTTGACGCATGGCTAGCCAACTTTGATGTTATCGGGCTCAACAAAGACAACATTCTTGTAGATAAAAGCGGAAAAGCTTTCCGAATTGACGCTGGCGGAGCCCTACTCTTCCGTGCTCAGGGTGAAGACAAGTCTGCTTTTATGGACGACAATGTGTCAGAGCAGATAGCATCTTTGCAAAACCCCGATGTCAACGCACAAAGCGCAAGTGTGTTTGAAGGAATGACTCCTGACGAAATAGCTGAGTCGGCAAAACTTGTTGCAGGTATCGACGAGGCCAAAATAGATGAACTTGTAGATACAGCTTTTGCTGGCGGAGTCGAAGGCATTGACAGTCAGTCAATTGCAGACGAGCTAAAGGGGAACTTAAAGCGTCGTCGCAAAGAGCTTATAGAGCTCTACTCCGCACAGGAGACTCAAGTTGATGCACCTAGCACAGAGGCACCATCTGCCCCTGAGTCACAGCCAGAGCAGCCTACTGCTGATGTAGAAGCCCCTTCTGTTGAGCCTGTAGAGACTGAGAAGCCAACCTCGATGCCTGAAGAAGCAAAGGCAGAGCTCCTTGAAAGCATGTCCAAGATTGCAAAAGCTGTCTTTGGAAAAGCTGCAACTGAGGAGCAACTAAAGACGCTTCTTAACAACTTCAAGTCGCAAGAGGGCGCTAACGCAGACCTTATTGATTCAATCCTTGAGGACCTAGATGCTCCAGAACCTCAAGAACTGGCTACTCCTGAAGAAAAGGTCGCTGCTGACATTGCAGAGGCGTCTGTTCCTCAGGACCCAGAGAGCGAGCCAGAAGCTCCACTTACTGTTGACGAGGTTCTAACGACCATCTCCAACCCCGAGGAAACCAACCCAGAGCTTATCTGGCAGGGAATCAAGGATGACTACGACGGAAAAGTTCTAGCTAGCGGCCACATTGTGGTTTCCACTGTTATGCACGGAGACGACCGTTTTGATGTTGTTGTGCGTAGAAACGAAAGCAACAGCTTTAACGTCTACCACCGAATTACCAAGGCTGACGGAACTACAAAGGTTTATCTTCTTAGCAAGGACAACCACTCAAAGCTGGCTCTTACAAACTCCATTGCAGCTCAGATTTCTAACTCTAAACTCAAGCCATCCTACATCTCATCAAAAACAAAGCTAGAGACTGACAAGACTCTTCTAGCAACATCTTCTGGCTTTGTCCCAACAGAGTCTGAGTCTGCTGTTGCAGCTGACGGGTCGGTTCTTTCCAAGGGAGATATCGCTAAGGTTGTAAACCCAACTCACTCTAAGTTTGGGCAAACTGCAAAAGTTATGTCTAAGAAGCGAGTTTTCAAGTCAAACGGATATGGCTACACGGACTACCTGAAGGTTAAGTATGAGGACGGCGAAAAGAACCAAATTGTTGCAAAGAGCCTAGTACCTGAGAACAGTGACTGGACGTGGGGTCAGCCTACGCCTCCAACTACTGATGGTGATGGTGGTGGCGGTGGGACTCCTCCACAGAGCCCAGAGCCTACCGCCCCAACTCCCGCAACCCCAGCACCCCCTGAGCCTGCTACCCCAACAGTTGCACCAGCAGATTCATCAGGAGATAGCGGTCTGACACCAGACAGCACTCTTGCAGACGCTGAGGCAGTAGCGGTTGACAAGAACTCTGCAATGCATACTTCTTACTTTGGTGCTTCAAATAAAAGCGAGTACAAAGACCTTGTTAAAAAGTACTTGGTAAAAGACGCAACGTCCACTGGTCAAAATATGCTCCCTGGAATTATTGCCTCCAACCAAGACCCAGAAGCGCCAAACCCAGAACTCGCAAGTCACGGTGTCGTGACAAAGACCTTCCCAAGTGAGCTTGCCGTAGAGGTTGCATACTTCGACGGGCCAATGGAAGGCACTACCCAAAAGCTAGAACAAAAAAACGTATGGAGCCGCGAGAAGTTTTTAACTAACGAGCAGTCAAAAGAGCTAGGAATTGATGTAGATGACTCAATTCGTACTGAAGCTATAAAGGCTCAGGGTGCCAAAGCTGAAGAGGCAAAGAAGCAAGCCGTTATTCAAGCAGCGCAAGAAAAGAAGCAAAAAGAAGAAGCTGCTAAAAAAGCCGTAATCGAGAAAGCCAAGCAAGACTTAGCGGATAAGTTCACAGTTGAGGGCCCTGGGTTTGCTGTAGAAACTCTAAAGGGTGACGCAGATTGGAGCTCGACTCCACTTGCGCAAGTTCCTAGCCTTAAGAGTGCTCTTGACAAAGTAAACTCTGGTGACCCTCTAGACGCCACCAACGGCGCTCAGATTATGCTTGACAGCGCGGACATAGAAGACCTAAAAGTTCGTGTTCAAAAAGTAGAAAAAGACGGCGCAAAGCAAATCCGTCTCTCCTTTAAGTTGACTAACTGGGCAGGGAACGCTTGGACTAAAAAGCTAGCTAAGCAGCAGTTATCTGATGTTCAAGATAAATCCAGGCTAGATAAGTACAAGGTCACCCCAGACGGTTCTCTTGTTTTTGAAAAAGAGTGGGACTCCAACGAAGTTGATGGGTACAGTAAGGGCCGTACATACAGAGGAGACCTTACTGATGGCAAAGGTAAGTTCCAATTTATTAGAGCTAACCGAAGTGGAAACACTCCCGATTTCTTCAATAAAGGCGGCTCTCACAATGGGTCGGTATCTCTTCACAACAGAGTAGAGCTTCTCTTACCAGAAAGTGCTACCCCCGAGGACATTGCAGCTGCTCTAAAAGAGTTGAATGCTATCAAAGAAGTACGCCCCGCTATGAAGTCAGACTTTAAGGGAGTAGCGGAAAACAAAATTATTAGCCTCTTTGGTCAAAAAGGCAACGGAGCGAAAAACTACGAGGGAGAGCTTCGTAAGCAGATTCTTGATGAAGTAGAGAAAAACTACAGCTTTACTGCCGATAACATGGAAATCCGTGTAGACGAGCAGCAAAAGGGCATTATCCAGTACCTTATTCCAGAACAAGTTGCAGAGCAGCTAGCGGCAACATATGGGGTTAGCTTCTTTAAGCACAACTTTGCTAGCAAAAATTTACCTGATGATGACAAAGAACGTGCAGACTTTGTCTACGATTTGCTATTCAAAAAGGGTGGCGGATTGTATTCCACAGTTACTCGTTGGAGCGAAGGGATAAACACTGAGGGTCAGTCAAGCTCCTCCGACCTTGCGGGAGTTGGAGCAGGGTACATTTTTACTTCAAAAGTTTCTTCTATGGACCTAAACAAGTCTGCCTTCACAAGCCTACAGTTCTTCTTTGACGGAGTCCAACTTATTCGCCGCCCCGAGTTCTACGGCTCTAGTTATGACGCATGGGGTAAAAAAGTAGCCGATACTGACTATATAGAGCTTCTAAAAAAGACAGAGCTATCAGAAGTACTGTTCAAGGATAATCTCAGCTGGGCAGACCTTTCTGGGATAGCCTTGGACTCATCTGCTAGGAAGTTTTTATTAGAGCGGCTAACAGCAGAAGGAATCACCGAGATTTCTGGAAAACCTAGAAGAAATGTTTGGAGTTAAGTAATGAGAGACATAAGACCAATTTTTAAAGGCGAGGGTATTCTTGAGAAAACTTCTAGCGAGGGGGTTTTCAAACGGTACATTTTTGGGGCCACTCTTACCTCTTCAACAGGCAGCCCAGACGACTATATTACTGTAGACATGAGCGACTACGGATACGACTTCTTGGTTGATAGCGAGGATGTCACTATTGATTCAGACGGTATAATTACCTTTGAAGCTTTCGATGCTAAATACGTTATTCGTAAAGTGTCAGAAGCAGATGACTTACGAAATCTTAATCCAGAATTAGAAGACAGTGAGGAAGCATAATGGCAGTCAGCACTGTTGAGATTTTGGAAGCGTTCCTCTCCCGAGAGACAGGCGAGCTAGACCGCATTTACTACGAAGTGGTTGGTGTAGGCATATTTGAGCGTAAGGACAGCAAGTGGGTTCCGCTTTTTGAAGAGGCTGAAATTGATTTTGATAGCCTTGTTTTAGTAGACCTGGACCCAGCTAAGTCAGAAAACTTGCTAGTAAAGTTTGACAGCAAAGAAGCTCTAACAAAAGCAGATTTAGAGCCATATGCTCTTGAAGAAGAGCCAGAGGAGCTTTAATGATGGAATACCACGGCAAGCACGAAACCCGACTCCTATACACAGACAACGAACGAGCTGTCATTGTTGACACTTTATCCAACACTGTTATCTCCATAGACGAGTCCGAAACTCTCATTGCCTCAGCGCAGTGGGATGCTTCAGCTGCCGAGCCCGAGGGTCCTTCGGCAGAGTTGGCTAGAGCCGCTATCACCGAACTAGATATCAAAGTTCTATCGGCTAATGACCGTATGTACACAATTCCTAAGTCAGTTGTCTCAGAAGCCAAAAGAGGGCTAGCTTGGAGAAAAGAAGAAAAGCGCGGTGGCACTCCTGTTGGTCTGAATAGCGCAAGGACCTTAATTGCGGGTGGCCAAATTGGAATTCAAAAAGTACGCCACATCGCTAAGTATTTTCCTCGTCACGAAGTTGACAAGAAGGCAAAAGGCTACAAGCCTGCAGAAGATAACTACCCATCTAACGGCCGTATTTCTTGGGCACTTTGGGGTGGAGATGCTGCACAGCGCTGGGCATCTGCCATTGTTGAGCGCGAGAATTCTCAAGACGGGGTAACAGCTGGCGGATATGACGAGTACTACACAGAGCAGAAGCTTGACTACGGCTCCTATGCTGCTACTGGCGTTGAGCCTGATTTTTACATTCGCATAGACTTGACAGTCGGCGCTATTGACCGACTATATAAAGTTGACGAAGACGGAACATGTAGATTCTGGGACAGCGGGTCTTGGGAAGACATGGGCAATGTTGAAAATGACTTTGCAACTTACGATAAAGCTTTAGACGACCCATACGATAAGGGCCAAAAAACTCACATTCCTGTAGACCGAGAGACGGCAATTTCTTGTTCTGCAATGTTGGACAACACTCCCATGGAGCCAGTTTTCCTAAAGCAGATTAACTTTGAAGAGACAGAAATGTTTGAAATGGCAATGCCAGAGCTTGACTTTGAATTGCTAGACCAGTTAAGCAACGACACTCCTGACTTTTTAGAGGAAGAAGACGAGTTCGACGACGGTCTTATGGCTTCAGGCGTAGCAATGTTTGCTGAGCAGCCTTCCGTTGACACAAGTCCAGGAGTAGACACTCCAGAAGAAAGGTCAGAGCGAGCTGAGACGCAGGTTCGTGACATGATGGGCCGCTTCTCAAAGAACGGCTCTACAGTCATTATTGGCGGAGACGCTAGCTATAAAGGCGTAATAACTGCGCAAGACGCAAAAAACGAGACTGTAACTGTTGAACTTGCTAACGGCGAGTCTGTAACAGTTGCTGGTGGCTTAACCCAACAGGTGGATACTTTCGAGCCCGTAGCTCAGTCTAACTTTCCTTCTAGCAGCCTAGATTTTAGTGGAATCCTCGGTGAGCCAAGAACTCCCCTTGACCAGCCAAATGCTCGGCTTCCTGGAACACTTCCGCCTCTAACTGCTTCTAATGTAAACACATTAGTGCAGGACTGGGGTTCTTGGGTTGGAGACCAGAGGTTAGCCCCTGAGTATGACGGTGACCCGATTCCTCCGTTTGTACCTAAAGCTGTACCAGACATCAACACTGCGCTAGGGCGCTACCACGAAGGTGCGTTTAACCCAGACGGCACAGCTAAGCCTGGATGGAACCCTGCCACAACAGAGAACGTCTACAACGAGCCACTTCTCCGCGACTGGTTAGATTCTGTGTACGGCGATAAGTCTGGCAAAGGTTCTGGACAGACTTACTCAAGTTGGTACACACCTAAAACGTACTCTGGTGTAGACGTAAACGACAAGAAGTCTCGTGACGAAGTTGTTGGAGCCAAAAACCGTAATACTTGGGACGACAAGTTTGACCCAACTAAGCTTTCTGCCGAGGGACTCACCGCAGCTGCAGACGGCAAAGCACGTGAGCTAACTCCAGAAACCACTGATGTAAAGCCTATGTATTTGGCTATTGTTGCTGACGATGACCCTCAAGCGGTTATGAATTTAGTTTGCTTAATCCCAGCAACCACGAAGACAATATCCCCAGTCACTTTTATTAGAAAGCCTGGCAAATGGATTAAAGATGGGCAGATTCTTGCCGATTTAAACAGCCCTACCCCCCCTCCTGTAATTGTACTGGATACAGAGACCTTGGCAGTTGTTACCGAACAGATTGACGGAGATGCTGTTACAGCTAGTGTTACCGTAAAGTCACATTTTGCTTTGACCAACAACTCAATAATTTCTGCACTTATGGCTGCTGGCGGTGCTGACCGCAACAAGGGCAATGCTGGCGCTTTGCGCCGTTACTGGACCGTAGGAAAAGGCGGACTTAAGATTCGCTGGAACACTCCTGGTGACTGGACCCGATGCAATCGCCAGCTAAAGAAGTATATGGGGCCTCGTTCCAAAGGATATTGCGCACTTAGACATAAAGAGATGACTGGCGTATGGCCTGGAGACAAAAACAATGTTGGCAAGAAAAAGGGTAAAGCCCTTAAAGCTTCTGCAGAAATCCAAACTACCGAACTACGCGGTCTAAAGACAGAAGCGGCTATCGTCGAGACGGCAACATTACGTGCGCGTGCAACATCGGCTAAGTCTAGGATGGCAGGGCGAATTGGCGCTACTCCTACAGAGCACGGTGCAAAGTTCTCGATTCCTCTAGTAATCCCCGAGGGGGCTGAGACTGGCGATAACCGTATTTTCCAAAAGGGCTCTATCTCTATGCGAGACCTTCCGTTACCGCTTTTGTGGCAGATTAAAACTGGCAACGGTCACGATGGTTCTGTAGTTGTAGGACAAATTACTTACATGGAGCGAACCAATGAGGGCATCGGTAACGCTATAGGTGTCTTTGATTCTGGAGAATTTGGCCTAGAAGCAGAAAGACTAGTTCGCTACGGGTTTATCCGTGGAGTATCTGCCGATATGGACCAGTTTGAGGCCGATGAAGAAGCTCCAGAGGATACTGGGGACGACTCAAAGGACATTAGCTCAGGTAGAATAAATATAACAAGTGCTCGTGTAATGGCTGTCACTATCGTACCCAAGCCAGCATTTCAGGAGTGCTTCATACAGATTGTTGATGAAACTATCGACTCCGAGGAGGAAACAATGCAACCAGACGGTATTTACGTAGATAACGTGAACCCGCTAGACGCTTCTGCGCTAGTTGCCTGCGGAATGGTTGCTGGTGCAATCCCGAACGAGCCGCCAATCGACTGGTTCGATGACCCAAATCTTAAAAAAGCTACTCCACTAACTATTGGGGACGATGGACGCGTGTTTGGTCACATTGCCGCATGGCACGTTGACCACATTGGGATGGCTTTTGGAACAAAGCCACCTCGGAGCCGCAGCAAGTATTCGTACTTCCACACTGGAGTAGTTCGTACCAACGAGGGCTCAGATGTTGAAGTTGGGCAGCTAACTCTTGCTGGCGGTCACGCTGGTCTTGAGGCATCTGCTCAGCAGGCTGCAAAGCACTACGACGACACAGGGTCGGCTTTTGCTGACGTTCATGCTGGAGAAGATTCTTATGGTATCTGGGTTGCTGGGTCACTACGCTCTGGAACTACTCCAGAGCAGATTCGTGCAGCTCGTGCTTCGGCACCTTCTGGTGACTGGAGGCCTATTAAAGGCAGTCTAGAACTAGTTGCTGTTTGTCAGGTAAACGTGCCTGGATTCCCAATTGCTCGAGCAAGAGTTGCCTCGGGTCAAGTTATGGCTTTGGTGGCTGCTGGTGCAAGCATGCTTGCTCAGCTAAGAAGCGACCCACTTGCCGAGTTGAACGCAAGAATTGACGCTCTTGCAGTTGCTCAGTCCGAACCGCAACTTGTTGATGCACGTAGTCGCTTTGCTCAAGCTCGCAATGAGATTCGCTCTGAAAACCTTCAGCGCATGAATGAATTGTCTGACCGTGTTAAGGGGGCTAAAGAAGAAGACGATGAGTCGGTTGAGTACATGATTCAGATGATGGACGATGACCCAGAGAATGAACTTGCCGTTGTCCCTCGCCGCGTCCGTCGCCGTCTTGCCAGAGAAGGCAAGGCTATGCCTGATGGCTCTTTCCCAATCAGAAACATCTCTGACCTACGCAATGCAGTCCGTGCATACGGACGAGCAAGGTCTGGAGCTAAGGGTGCTGTTCGCAAGCACATTATGATTCGCGCTCGTGGCCTAAAGCGCGAGGACTTGCTTCCACCAAAGTGGAGCACCCAGTACAGCGCAGATGGTGAAGAACTTTCACTACACGAACGAACGCTTGCCGTTTCAGAGGCGCTAACTCTAAAAAAAACTCTTGATTCCGAAAATTTAGAAGCAGTTTTTACTGAGAAAGGTATCACTGCGGCAGCAGGAGATGACGAAGATTTAAAAGGACTAGCGCCTGAAGAGATTGAAGCTCTAAGAGTAGAAAAAACTTCTCGCGCAAACGAAGACGCAACACCTAAGCTCACTCCTGACACCCAGCCTCGTGATACTTCTGGCAAGTTCCGTAAGGTTCTAGCCCGACTAAAAACAGACCTAGGCATTGCTGGTCTTAGTGACGCAGTTGAAAAAGCTGAAGAGATTGAGAACTTCGATAAGTCAGGGGATGTCGACCAAGCAACCGAGTCTGCTCAGAAATTAATCGGGATTGTTGACCGATTGGACGCAAAAGCACTTAATCCTGAAGCTTTAGAGAACATTCGTGAGAGTTCTGGGAAGTTAGGCGAAGTAATTGCCAACCTACCCTTTGACTTCGGGGAAGAAGCTCAGAAGGTTAGGTACAGCGATGTACCTGCCCCTCTGCAACAGCTTATGGAAGAGATGATTGAGCGCGTTGAGGCCAAAATTGGCGACGAAGACGCGGATGTAGCTACTGCTGACCTAAAGAGATTTATGTCTGGCGGAGATTATTTCAATCAAAGTGAGATTTCTTCCGAGATGTCAAAGCTGTTAAGACTCCTTACCTAATAACCACATCTAAGCGACTATTCGTACAATCACTACCTTTCAACCTATGTAACATTATATGTAGGTGGAGTGCCTCCACGCCTTGTGCGTTTAGGAGTCCCTTGGCCTCGACTATAAGCAAGTAGGACACCCGTCCTATGTAACTGCCCTAAGGAGGGACAGTGGACCGTATTAAAGAGATGATGAATCAGCTCGCTGAGCTAGGTGCCGACCAGGTTACCGAGCTACAAGAGCAGATTGTCGCCGAATTCGAAGCGGTTGAGAACGAGGAACCTTCCTCACAGACAGTTGACGCGATGACGTCGCTTGCCGACATGCTTGAGGCCGTTCGCGGCGAAGTCAAGCAGCGCGAGGCCGCAGTTCAGGAGCTCGCCCAGCGGGCTGCTGAAGCAGCTAACCGCGTATATGGCGATGACGCTAAAGAAGATATGACTGCTTCCGAAGGCAAAGAAGAAATGAAAGACGAGGAGATGACCCCATCTGACTCAGAGGCCGCTATGGACTCTGAAGAAGAGAAGGTAGCCCCTGAGCCTGACGTTCCTGCAATGCCAGCATCCGAGGAGATGGAAGACGAGGCTCCAGTAGCCGAATCCGAAACTCCAACCGAATCCGATTCCGAAAAGGAAGAGGACGAAATGGAAAAGAAGAAGACAATGTCTGAAGCATCAACTGAAGTGGAAGAGACTACCGAACTCTCAATTGAAAACGAAACCGTCTCAGAGGCATCCGCCGAAGAGACAGTCACTGCTGCTGCCGAAGAAGACACAGTTGTTGAAGTAGAAGCCGAAGAGGCTTCCGTGGAGACAGTTGTTGAAGCTGAAGCTGCAGTAGAAACCGCCGAAGTAGAAGTATCAACCGAAGAGGTTGCTTCCGTCAAAGAGGGTGCAGAAGCAGAAGCTTCCGTGGACTCTGAGGTAGAAGCCGCAACTGAGGTCGAGGTTTCAGCTGAAGCCGCAACAAACGAAGAAATCAAATCAAACGCAGCTGAACTATCAGCTCAAGAAACTATGGAGGCACCTGTGACCGCTTCTGCCGAAAATGCAGACAACCTCGACCTAGAGGTACCAGCGGACCGCCGTCTGGCATCCAAGGAGACCGCTTCTCCCGTGGCAATCACGGCAGGTGCAGATATTCCTGGATACACAGCTGGTAGTACGCTAGATGACATGAGTACCGTTGCTGAGGCAATGGCAAAACGCCTACACGCGCTTCGTCGCGTGAATGGTGGGGACGGTGAGCAGCACATTGTTGCATCAATCACTCAGTCCTACCCTGAGAGCCGCACCTTGACCTCAGACGCTGAAAGCAACAGGCTCAAGATTAGTAATCTTGTATCACCTGAGGCTATCGTTGCGGCTGGTGGACACGTTGCTCCTTTCGAAGCCCGCTACGACGTTTTTGGAAATGGTTCGACCGCTCGCCCAGTGCGTGACGCTCTGCCTCGTTTCCAGGCTGACCGTGGTGGTATCCGTTATGTTACCCCCCCTATGCTGTCAGAGTATGCTGACGCTGTTGGTGTTTGGACTGCTGCTAACGATGCAGCTGAGACCCCAAACCCATCTTCCAAGCTAAGCTTGACCGTTGAAGCTGCTGCAGAGAATACCGTCTCAACCGACGCTATCACTCTTCAGTTGCAGTTTGGTAACCTTGCAACACGCGCTTACCCTGAGTTGATTTCTCGTCACAACGAGCTTGGTCTAATTCAGCACGCACGTGAAGCAGAGCAGAACTTGCTTGGCAAGATTGCTGGCTCCTCGACCGCAGTTACGACTACAAACCTAATCGGTTTTGGTCGCGACTTCTTGGTTCAGATTGGCCGCGCTGCTGCTGGTTACCGTTCACGTCACCGCCTAGAAGCTGACGCTCCATTGCGTATAATCATCCCTACTTGGGTAAAAGACGCTATGGCTGCTGACCTTGCTTTGTCTATGCCTGGAGACAGCACTCTCAACGCTTACGCTGAGATTGATGGCTACATCGCAAGCCGCGGCGTAGTCGTGAGCTACTCAATGGACCAGAACGTATACGGTGCTCAGGGTGCAACTGCACTTCTTGAGTTTGCTGACTCGTTCACTTGGTACCTATTCGCCGAAGGAACATTCTTGTTCCTAGACGGAGGTACTTTGGACCTCGGAATCATCCGTGACAGCACCCTAGTTGGAACCAACGATTACAAGATGTTCGTTGAGACCTTCGAAGGCGTTGCCAAGGTTGGCGTTGAGGGTCTTGCTATTACTTCAACCATCAATGTCAACGGTGCAGCTGCTGCACTTCGCGACACTCTTGGTGGAGTAGCATCATCCACAATTGAGCTATAAGCCCGATTCACGCAATAAGTAATAAGTAAAAGCAATGTTTAGAACCCGCAGAGGAGAATAAGGAAAAATGGCTATATTTAGAGGGGTTTTCCCCGCTACAAAGTTAATTCCCGCTCCCTGCGGGCTTCTGAGCGTTGCAAGCACTACATCCCACACTGGTAGTGAGTATGACGAGCGTTGGATTCGTGGCTTCGATAAAGAATTCAACACCATGCCGTCATACGTGCGTCTTCTAACCGTAAACGACGCTATAGTAACGGGCGGCGAGCTCACAGACAATCAGTCTGAAGCCCGCTACTTAAACTACGTTCCGTTCTTTATTGATGTAGAAGATTTTGCCTCGACCTTTGGCATTTTAGGCCAAGACAGGTTCGACCGCGTAAAGCAAGAGCTTGATGCTGTTACTCAGAAGGCCGTAGAGCTCGAGTTTTGGGATGGCCCAGCAGCCCGTGCGTTAGTCAGCACTACCCCAGATGTAGAAGAAGTTGGCTCAGGCAACATGTACCTGAGTAAAACTGGAGACTCTACAATCCCAGTTGCAGGAGCATTTACTCCACAAATTTCTCTCATGTACCTTGAGCAAGCAATCTCAGAATCACCATTAGGCGAAAACGGTGTTATCCACATGACACGCGACATCGCCTCAGACTTAGGCACTCGTCTCCTCTACAGAAAAGGTGATGACGAGTACCCAGGAAGTGTTATGACACGTCTTGGAACACAAGTAGTTATTGGCTCTGGTTACTCAGGTAATGGCCCAGTAGGTGCGACAGGCGCTGCTGCTTCTGTCACTAACAAATGGATGTACGCAACTGGTGTTGTTGACGTCCACCTAGGCAATGTCGAGGTCGTAAACGAAGACTTGGGTCAGGGCGTAGATGCTACAATAAATAACATGAGAATCAAAGCATATCGCCCTGCGGCGGTCTACTCTGACCCCTCAATGCATTTCGCAATGCGAGTGACAATTCCTACGACCTAATGACTCAGCCAAAACCAACAATTTATAAGGAGAAATAGAATGGCTACACAGGACTACGCGGCTAGCGTCCAAGGCGTGGCGCTCCGAGTCACTCGACTGGACGGCGCTGGAAACATGCTCAACGGAGCAGGAGACAGCTACACGACTACCGCATTTTTGCGTGCATCGTTTACTCCTGAGTACGAAGAGGGCGATGAAATAACAGAGAAGTCTGCAGACGGCACAATTTGTGTCTCCTACAAGGCTCCTGACACACTGAAGAGAATCACCATGGAAATCGCTATCTGCGAGCCAGACCCAGAGCTAACCTCTCTTATGTCTGGTGGGCTTCTTCTTCGTAAGAACTTTGGCACCTTCGGTTCGCCTACCAACCAGAGCATTGGTTGGGCAGCACCTGGCGTTGGAGACGACCCTGCTGGTAACGGTGTTACTATCGAGGTTTGGTCCTTCGCTGTTAAGGACGGCAAGCGTGCCTCAACTCTTCCTTACTTCTACTGGGTCTTCCCATACGCAAAGCTTCGCCAGTCTGGTGACCGCGTAATTGAGAACGGCCTACTTGCCAACACCTTCGAAGGCTACGGTCTTGGAAACGTTGCATTCGGTAGCGGTCTTGACGGTCGCTGGGAGTTCCCAGTTGCTACAGAGCGTCCATACAGCTACGCACGTGGCGACTGGGCACCTGAAGGTCTTCGCGGCTTCTACACTTGGCACAACGAGTCCACAAACACTATTAGCAACAAGAGCTTGACCTCTAACGTTGCTACTTTGACTACTGCAACAACTCACGGTTTTGCAATTGGTCAGACAGTAGTTGTGGCCGATGTTGGCTCAGAGTTCAACGGTACCTACCTAATTACAGCTGCTCCTACGCCAACAACCTTCCGCTTTGCTAAGACATCGGCGGATGTTGCTTCGACACCAGTATCACCTGCTGGAACAGTTATCCGTCAGCGTGGCTACATCACAGTTCAGGACTTTGATAGCCAAGGCTCAACTACCACGTACAACGTACCTGGTGGCGAGTTCTACAACCCTGACCTCCCAATTGACTTCATCATTGCGTCAACTGAGGACCCAACAGTATAATTTAGTTATGAGGCGGGTAGTTAGCGACGACACTGTCGTCAACTGCCCGCTTTTTCTAATCTAAGGAGCCTTAATGAGTAACTTGTGGGTAGATATAGAAGAGCTTGGCGAATTCGCAGACTCTGACTATGCATATGATGCAATTAAGACCGCTTCTCACTTGCTCTGGAGTATGTCAGGGCGTAAATTTTCTGGCAGCACAACCGTCACTGAGCGGTACGTTTCTGCCTATGACCCATATCTTCGCACTGGGACTTCTAGCATGTCCCATGCTCCCCAGCTAATCAACGGAAAAGTAGAGAACGTTGTCAATGGCGGAAACGGTCGTTACTCAAACCATGACTTTCTTGGGGACGGCACCAACGCTCTTACCCGTGTAAGACTGCGAGGACGTAAAGTTGTTGAGGTTCACAACATGCGAACTATGGATGGCGAACTTATTGACCCCGACACTTATTACTTAGCAGACCACTCAGTACTATACGGAACACCAAACGCTTCGTGGACCGCTACAAACGTTGAAGTGACTTATACATACGGCAGCCCTCCTCCTCCTTCAGGACGAGCCGCCGCGAGACTTTTAGCCACAGAATTAGTAAAGCTTTATTCGGGAGACGACACCTGCGCCCTCCCTCAACGTGTGACCTCTGTTGCTCGTCAGGGAGTCTCGTACACAGTACTTGACAACCAAGACTTCATTGACGAGCTCAAAACTGGTATCTACGCAGTTGACCTTTTCCTGCGTGCTGTTAACCCAGACAAGGCCCGTGCTCGTTCTCGAGTGTTCTCACCAGACCAGCCTCGCGCTCGTCGAATTATCGGTAAGTCCCCTGCCTTTGAGCTCAGCTCGTACGATTTGTACTTCAACTCTCAGGGTGGCACGCAGGTCTACTACATCAACGAATTTGGTGGAGAGTTCCTTACCGAAGACAGCGCATGGAACGTGTACGCAACGGTAGCTAACTACAACAGCTCTACGACTATTGACTTCTCAAACGAAGCTCAGTTGGACAGAGTAGAAGGCACCATTAGAATTGCTCTGGGCTATCCAGCGTTGCTTGGAATTTTAGGTCCTCGTAATCCTGGACTAATTGATGTATATGCAAGCCGACCAAGTTTAGGAAACCCCGAGGTTAACGAGATAATTAACCTAGTAACGGGTAACGTTATATATCAACTGGGTAGCCGCATAACACCAATAGCAATTGCATAATACATAAGAAAGAAATGACATGGCAGTAGCAGATATCAGTGGCGTGAATGACGACGCTAAAAACTTAGCAACCTTCCTTGGAGAAGTTCTTTCCAAAGTCGTCACTGCCTACGACTCTTACAACATGCCTATTCCAACTCGCAAGTACTTCACTTTTGGAGCCCCCGCGGTTGACTGCGAGCAGTTGGTTGTTTCTCTTATTCAGATGTACATAGGCACTCCTGGCGACGAAGCAAACGAGCCTAGGCGTTGTAACGACCCTCGAAGTGCAACACTTCTTGTGTCGGTGTCTCGAGAAGTTCCCGTGGCGCAGGCTAACGGAAACCCACCCAATTCTGCAAACATTCAAGGCGCTACTGAAGTGTCTGCTTTAGACGCTTGGATTCTTATGGAAAGCGTTAGAGACTTTGACTCAAGTTGGAGCGGGCTCCCCAGCGGATTGGGTCTTGGCGTAATCGCAACTGTAGACGTTGACTCTCCTGAAGGTGGCTTCCAGACGACCCGTTTGACCATCACAATGGCTGTCCCATAATGGCGAACGTGAGACTGGTCTGGAGACAGCCAGTAATTGACAACTATCTAAATTCTCCTGGTGGACAAGTTGGACGATACCTTAAAAAGCAAGGAACTAAGGTTACGACCGCTGCTAGAGCCCAAGTGGGGGTAAAAACGGGGCAGTTGCGTTCATCGATTCACATGCGTCACATGCGAGATTCTCGAGGTCAATATCTAAAAATTGGCTCCTCTGTAAAGCATGCCTACATGCATCACGAGGGCACTAAGCCCCATTTAATACTCCCCAAGGGGCCGAATACGCACTTGAGGTTCTTTAGTAAGGGAGTAATTGTTTTTGCTCCTTTAGTAAGACACCCTGGTACAAAGCCAAATCGCTATTTATCAGACAATCTAAAGTTGATAAGATAGATAGTAGTAAGGACGCACTGCATCAGTTGTGCGTAAATGACATAGACAAGGAAGAAGCATGACAAATAGATTCAAGGACTTTGGTGCTGGCGCAGCCGTCACCGACACTCCTGTTTCGTTTAAGCTCCACGGAGAAGATTTCGAGTGTTACCCAGCTTTGCAGGGTAAAATGTTGCTCGACTTGGTGGCAAACTCAGACGAAAATGACGGAGCTGCAATAGCCAAAACTATTGACTCGTTTTTCAAGGCTGTCCTCGTAGAGGAAAGCTATGCCCGTTTCGACATCCTATTGAGGGACCCTATCCGCATTGTCTCAGTTGAGACGCTTGGTGAAATCACCTCATGGCTCGTAGAGGAGTATTCAAGCCGCCCTACAGCGGGGCCAGAGGACTTGTAGAGTGGGCAATTGACCTCTGGCCTTATATAAACGGAAAAGCCCTTGTGCAAGGCATAAAGCTTAAAGAAATGGAACTGTCAGACATGCTAGATGTTATCCACTACTTCTTCGAAGAAGATTTACTGGTCAGCTCTTCTGAAGAGTCCGAATCCAAAACACAAATACGTTCCGTTATGTATAGGGACCTGTATGGAACTACGTATAAGTACGGAGACAACAGTACAGGACAAAGCTATAATATTAGTAACGACACCCTTCCTTCGGATGGGTTGATGGGAAGCACCGACGAAGTGATTCCCGACCCAATGCAGCAAAAGCGCCCCACAAGGGCGTATACACCGACAACAGACTTTGATGCGGATAGTCCGCTTCCATTTGGGCAGGTCCTAGACCAGCCTGAAAGTCTTTAGAAGAAGGGGGTGAGAGCGTATGGCAGTAGTAGGTGACGCATATGTCGTAGTCCGCGCTCTCACTTCTGGATTCAAAAAGCAAGTTGAACGTGACCTAAACGGTATGGGAGGCGTCGGCGAGAAAGCTGGTAGAAACCTAGGAGACGGAGTAAACAAGGGTCTCAAGAACAGAAGAATAGGCTCTGCCTTAAGTGACAATTTTCTTAGAGAAATTGAAGCAGCTCGAGTAAAGTTCCGTAACTTAAACATAGCTTCATTTGCTCTTGTTCCTGCAATTGGTGCAGTAGTCGGTATCATCGGTAGCCTCGTCAGCGGATTGGTTGTACTGGGTGCAGTTCTTGGAAACGCAGCCAGAGGCTCAATCGTATTCGTCGCGGCCTTAGGTAGCTTAGCTCAGGCTGCAATTGTCGCTAAAGTGGCCTTTAGAGGCGTAAGCGACGCGCTTTCAGCTGGCTTAAAAGCACAACAAGCAGCGGTGGACAACAGTGATGCACAGGCGGCAGCCGCTAGGCGCCTCCGTGACGCCAGATTATCTCTTAAGAGGCTACTAGAAGAAGAAAAGCCTGAAGCCCTTGCAGCAGCACGTGAGAGGGCTGTCAGAGCCGAAGAAGCGGCTGCTGACGCATTGCTCGGGACCGAAAGAGCCACTAGAACTTATAATCAAGCACAAAAGAACTCTCTTAATGCCCTCGAGGACCTCAACGAGGCTCGTGATGACGCCAGAGAGAAGATACAGCAACTTCGTTTCGAGGTTGAAGGCGGTGCTATCTCTGAGAAAAAGGCTCGCCTTGCCTTTGAAAAGTCTCGCGACTCCTTGCAAAGAGTTCAGGACCTCCCACCAAACTCTAGAGCACGTCAAGAAGCAGAACTTGCCTTTGCAGAAGCCGAGCTAAACCTCCGCAAGGCTATTGACAACAACTCAGACCTCAAAAAAGAATCAGAAGCATCTACGAAAGCTGGTGTCGAGGGCTCTAAAGAAGTTGTTAAGGCCAAAGAAGACATTGCAGACGCCCAGCAGGCCGAAGTAGATGCTGGGATTGCCGCTGCCAGAGCAATAAGAGATGCAAGCAGGGCCACGGAAGACGCCGCTAAAGCCGCAGCTGACGCTGGTGCTGGAGGAACCGTAGAGCGTGACTTAAACAGAAGAATTGCTGCCGCCAGAGAGCAAGTTCAGCTTGCTCAGCAAGCCGCGTCAAAAGCTGCTTCAGGCGGAATCGATGAGTATCGAAATGCACTAGAAAAGCTTTCACCAGAAGCTCAGAGTTTTGTTGAGTTCCTCATTGAGCAACAAGATGCCTTTGATGACTTGCGTGATGCTGCTGGACGAGACCTGTTTCCAAAACTTGAGACCGCTCTAACCATAATCATTGGAAAATTTAAAGAACTTGAGCCTTTGTTCCAAGCTACTGGCGACATCCTTGGAGACTTGGCTGTTACTTTTGCTAAGACATTCTTCCAAGGCGAGAATTTTGACAGACTAAAAGCTGTTTGGTCTACTAACAATACTCTTCTAGGAAACCTTGGTCAAACAGTTATAAACCTCCTAGAAGGATTTTTAATTCTCTTAGCTGCCGCAGAGCCCCTGATTACTGCTTTCGGGGACTGGGCAGTCAACACTAGTGAAGCTTGGAAAGAAACTAAAAAATTAGACGAAAACAGTGGAAAGCTGGCTGAAACTTTTGAAGGGGTTCAGAGCAAAGTCACCATTCTAAAAGACACTTTTGGGGCTTTAAAAGACGCTTTTGGGATAATTGGAGAAGTTATAAATGCCCCAGGGGGGCCTGGAGAGCAGCTTCTTACTTACTTTAAGACC